CAAAGACGCACTGGCAGAAGTTAAAGTTTGGATGGAGCATCAAGCCTTTTACCTTACAGAAGCCACGGTCGAAATGGCGAAAGAAAGAGGACGTTGNAAAGATTCCGATCACACCNGATACGGCAAGGGAGAGTTCCCTTGGGAAAGAAGAGCCNGAGGAGTCAACGAGCTCACTGACTTTGCCCCAGAGCTTGACTGGGAACCACTACGACAAGAAATGATACTGCACGGTGTGCGAAATGCCACACTAATGGCCATCGCACCCGTGGAGTCTAGTTCAGTGGTTATCAACTCAACCAACGGAATCGAAATGCCTATGAGTTTGATATCTACCAAAGAATCAAAGGCAGGATCATTCACGCAGGTGGTTCCGGAATACAATAGATTGAAACACAAGTATCAGATGATGTGGGACCAACGTGACTGTGACGGCTATTTGAAAACTGCTGCGGTGTTGGCTGCATACGTGGATCAAAGTATCAGCACCAATACCTTTTACAATCCAGCACATTTTCCAGATCGCAAAGTGCCCACTACATTGATTGCCAAGAACTTGATGCAGGCACACGTATGGGGATTGAAAACATTCTACTACAGCTTGATCAACAAGGCTGGCAGTAGACAAGAACAAAGAACACCAGAAGTACACTACAACGGATTCCACAACGAACGTGAAGTTATAGAAGAAGACGAAGACTGCGAGGCATGTAAACTATAATGTTAGAAACTTGTTGTGATATTTTAGTAGACGCTTACAAGCGTAATTGGATTACCAGCCGTGATGGTAACATTTCTATACGTCATCATGACCGTGATCATTTTTATGTAACACCCAGTGGTGTTCGTAAACAGAACATGCAACCAGAAATGTTTAAGAAGATCAAAATCTGGAGAAGCATTAACAGCGGTAATGGTAGCAGTGTTTTTGATCACACATGGNCGGTTATTGAACAAACAGATTTGTCATGTAGTTTAGAACCCACAGGTGAAATGCCTTTGCACTTCGGACTACAAAAAGAAATGGGCCAGCACAAAGACGATGTCCGTGTGGTAGTTCATGTTCATCCAACTTACTGTATTGCGGCCATGCATGCCGGTATTGACTTAGCAACTGTTAGTGATTCATTTCCAGAACTCAATCGCTACACAAAGGTAGCACACAATGTAGGAGATGTTGCTCCTATCAGCGAAGAATTAGGAGAAGCGTGTCATCGTAATTTAGGTCTGGATCGTGACGGTAATATCAAGTTTGATATAGTAGGAATCAAAGGACACGGTGTAGTAGCCATTGGCAATACTCCATGGCGAGCATACGAACATATTGAAAGATTAGAACACATTTGCAAGATAGTACTTGCTTCAGGAAAATATTAAAATGAGTAAAGCACAATATAATTTAAACACAAAGACAGACTATCTTAATCGTAAGATGTTTCTAGACCCAGCAGGTCCGGTTACTATACAACGGTTTGAAGAAGTCAAGTATAAAAAAATTGCAGACTTTGAAGCTACTGCTCGTGGTTTCTTTTGGCAACCAGAAGAGATTAGTTTAACTAAAGATTCAAATGATTTCAAAGACGCAAGCGATGCTGTGAAACACATCTTTACCAGCAACCTACTACGTCAAACCGCATTGGATAGTTTGCAAGGGCGTGGACCNAGTCAAATCTTTATGCCTGTAATCAGTTTGCCAGAACTAGAAGCATTAGTATACAACTGGACATTCTTTGAAACAAATATTCATTCAAAAAGCTACAGTCATATTATCCGCAACATCTACAATGTGCCCAAGGATGTGTTCAACACCATCCATGACACCAAAGAAATTGTAGACATGGCTTCCAGTGTAGGCAGCTATTACGAAGACTTACATAGAATTAACTGCATGAAAGAAATGGACGGGTCAGTTAATGAAAAAGCACATATTCGAGCAGTTTGGATGGCTCTACATGCTAGCTATGCTCTAGAAGCATTCCGCTTTATGGTATCATTTGCCACAAGCCTGGCCATGGTAGAGAACAAGATCTTCATGGGCAATGGAAACATTATCCAATTGATCCTACAAGACGAATTGCTGCATAAGGGTTGGACTGCTTATTTGATTAATCAAGTGGTGAAGGAAGATAGCCGCTTCGCAGAAGCAAAAGCAGAATGTGAACAAGAAGTTTACGCATTGTATCTAGATGTGATCCGTGAAGAAAAAGAATGGGCCGACTACTTGTTTAACAAAGGGCCAGTGATTGGATTAAATGCCAACATTCTCAAAGACTTTGTGGACTACACCGCGGTAAGCGCACTCAAAGAAATTGGAATAAAATATCAGCAAGCTGCTCCGAGATCAACACCAATCCCTTGGTTTAACAAACACGTTGATACCAGCAAAAAACAAACAGCCCTACAAGAAAGCGAAAGCACCAACTATGTCATCGGTGTGATGAGCGAAAATCTTGACTATGATGCATTGCCTGCTATATAATATATGTTTAAAGCACAGTACAAACGCAACTCACCTTACGAAAGCTGGATCGTTATAGGAACTTATAACGGTGAACAAGCAGCTATTAGTGCCGCTTTACAGTATAAACGCAAAGGTGTGTTGCTGGTACGAGTCACGGACAAAAAAGGTGCTGTGATTTATTCAAATTAACAAAGGAAACACAATGACAGCTATCGTATGGAGCAAGTATAATTGCCCCTATTGTGATCAGGCCAAAGCCCTGTTAACACAAAGAGGTATTAAATACGAAGAACGTAAAATCGGTGATGGTTACAGCAGAGAAGAGCTGTTAGAAGCTGTTCCAAACGCAAGAACTGTACCACAGATTTTCTTAGATGGAAACTTGATTGGCGGATTTACAGAACTTAAAAAACATTTACAAGGATAAACATGTTAATTGACAAGGGTGTATCAGAAGGTGAAGTTATCACATTAAAGCTAACCAGCGGCGAAGAAATTGTTGCTAAATTAGTAGAAGATAGTGCTGCGTACTACAAACTAAAAAATCCACAGGTTATCGGTATGGGACCAAAAGGTCCAGGATTAATGCCCTATTTGTTTACTGTAGATCCCAACAAAGAAATCAAACTGTCTAAGACAACAGTAACAGTGGCGGAAGCCACAGACAAGGCATTTGCAGACCAATTTATCCAGTCAACTACAGGGATTGCATTGGCTTAAATAGTTCATGGCAACTACTCCAACCATTACACCAGCCAATGCGGATTCGTCCACAGTTGGCGGCCCCAATCTAGTACCTCACCAACATAATTTTAATTCTATAGTAGGATTAAGATTTGGGACTAACGGTCGTGTGGAACCAGTATATGATGCTGCCAACGTCTATGCTAATGGTCAGATTATTGCCTTGTACAATGCATCGTCTACCCCGGGTGAGTTCACTGCCACTGCTGTGCCAAAGGTCACTGTGGTATCAGCTGTGCAGAACGTTGAAGGTGATGACGACAACACCGCAGGCAAGGCTCAAGCAGACAGATTTTTAGCCGAAGGCAGGATTACCTCAGAAGAACACAAGACTCTAACTACCACTCCAGTTCCCAAGACAGAAGGAGTGAAGCCCACAGCAGCCAAAGCAGCTCAGCCCTTTACACCTGTGCCTGCCACAATAACCATGGACATGGTGTTGACACCCAAAGGTACCACACTGGCACAGATGATAAAAAATGTCACCTTCCCTAGAACCATACCACAGTTGGCAGAACATTCACCGTTGGTGGCAGGGCCTCAGGCAGTGGTTAACAATCTTGCTGCCTTGGCACAAAATGTCATAGAACCTATCAAATCCAAATATCCTTCGATGACGATAACCAACTCATACAGGCACGGTGCTACCATAGGCGGTGGTGCTCATGGCACTGGTCAGGCAGCAGATCTACAGTTCCGTGGTGTACCTGCGCACAGTTATTTCGAAATAGCCAAATGGATAGAACAGAACATCCCATATGATCAATTGTTGTTGGAATATCTACCAGGCAAGACTGTGTGGATACATCTCAGCTTTGCACTACCAGGACTGCCCTACGGTGGTATTAGTACAAGAAAATCCAAACCCGCAAACATATTAGCCACACTCAACGGAGCAGCAGGTGGTAAGTTTACTCCCAACCTACATTCTGATATCATAGTGTCCGCAGTACCTAACCGAATAGTGGCAGCTTAATATGAAAAAATTATTTTGGAAAATACTAGGATTTCTTAGTCTAGGCATGGCCTACGTTGGGTTGATCACACCCGGCATACCCTACAGCATATTTGTGGTGTTTGCGGCATACTGCTTTGCCAAAGGATCGCCTAGGATGCATGCCTGGATCTACAATCACAAACTTTTTGGGCCATTCTTAACCAATTGGGGTGAGAAGAGAGTATTCCCAAACAAGATGAAATATTTTATGTTGGCCATGATGACTAGCAGTTTGGCTATCATGTGGTTGACAAACGTGCCTACTCGTGGTATACTATACACAGCAGCCTTTATGTGCTTGGTGGCAATCTGGGCCTGGAGATGGCCTGGAAGTGTCGAAGCATATGAAAAACGCATTGCAGAAGGTAAAAAAGTTGGTTGGTTTAACAATCAATTTTAATCACACACACAGATAAACATTTTTAACACAAGGAAAGAAAGTAAAATGGTAACAGGAAAAGTAAAGTGGTTTAACGATGCCAAAGGTTTTGGCTTTATTACACCGGACGATGGCGGCGCAGATTTATTTGCACACTTCTCACAAATTAATTCAAGTGGCTTCAAGAGCTTACAAGAAGGACAGAGTGTAAGTTTTGAAGTAACTATGGGTCAAAAAGGTCAACAGGCTAGTAATATCCAGCCTGCATAAGTAATATGAAAGCGTATCAAATCATTGTAGCAGTTTTAATTGTTATATTTGTTTTGATACACGTTTTCATGTAAGGAATTGTTGTAGTCCTTGAATGGACAAAGTTGTAAAGTAAGGCATTCTGGACGCGGGTTCGACTCCCGCCAGGTCCACCATAAAGGCATTTATGATTGAAGCAATTGGATTTTTTATTACATTGATGGCATTGATGTGGATAGCAATAATCCTAGGTGAAATGTTTTTATGATGGGCCTGCCATGGTTTCGACAGGGTGAGATAGGATAACGACTCAACACGTGGGGTCACGTAAAATACAAAAAACGTAAATGCAAACGCAGATACATATG